ATATTAATAATATATATATATATATATATATATATATATATATATTAATAAATAAGGAAAAAAGTTTTTGTTGACAGAATATAAACTCAATATTACACTTACATAAAAAGACATAAACTTATGCCAAAAGAAAAACTTACGTTGTATTTAGAGCCAGAACAAATTGAATGGCTCAATTTACAAACAGATGAAGAAAAAAAAGTATCTACTGTTGTCAGAAACTTGATTAGAAAAGCTATGAAACTTAAATCAAAAAGAAAATCAGTTGCCTCTGATCCTTTTTCTTATTACATAATTAATCCAGATGTAATACCTGATGATTTGAAACAATATGCAGATCTTTTAATTGAATGGTGGCCTATAAGAAAGAAAAAAGGTGCATCGTGTACTCAAAGCGTTGCTAACCGCATCTTTAATACTCTCAGGTCATTTCCATCACAAGATAGAAAAGAAGCTCTTGAAAAGGCAATTACGGCTGGCTGGAAGGATATATATCCACTTAAGAAGAGTTACAAACCAGAAGAGCCCAAAAATAATCATCCACAATCAAGAGTATTTACAGCAGAAAGAGGGTTTGAATGATGAAAAATTTATCTACAGGTTACACATGGGATGAAGCTCCTCATCATCTTAAACAAGCAGCATTACATTTATCTTATGCTTTAAAAATAGATAAGATTGAAGCATATCAATTGTTGTTAGAGAAAATAGATTTCAAAGATCTTAAAAATGCTTTAAGCACCACAGAAAAGAAAGGCTCTTGGACAATTGAAGGTGTTATGGCTGAATATGATGAAACAGGCAAATTATCAAGACGTAAGAAAGCGTTTATGAAAGAAGTATATTTAACTGCGGTAAAAGAAAAACAAATAGAATTTGACAGAGAGTTCTATAACTATTTAGGAGATATTCGATAATGCAAAAACTATTTGATGTTTCAGTTTTACAAATACTCAAAGATGGTATTAAAAAAGGTTATTGGACTTTAGAAGATCTAGACAAACCACCCCCAGGATGGACAGAATGTGTTAACAACACAAAAGGTAACAAAGCATTTCCGCAAGGTTACCAAGGTGTCGAATATCAAAACCTTGCTAGGGTGAAAATACCCAAACCTAAAAAGGAGACAATAGAAATTATTGATCCTAAAGACCTTCCAACTTACGATTTCTAACAATGAAAACCTTCCAACTTTTAAAACCTCTTCCAATTAAAAGAGATGAAAATACACATAGATATGTAGATACAGAAACTAAACAGTGGATGTCTTATTCAACCACTCAAGTCTGTAGTGAACTGACAGAAGAAGATAGACAGAATATTGAAATGTGGAGATCACAATGGCAGCCCAGAGGAGAAAAGTGTCATGAGTGTTTAGCTGAACATATGTTGGGTAATGGCAAAATTGATCCTGATGAATATGGTGCATGGGTTGAACCTTTACTTCAACATGAATTGTTCACACATTTTGAACCGATGGCAGTTGAACATATGATGTCGATACCTGATAAATCAGTTGGAGGTCAACTTGATCTACTTGGTAGAGATACCAAAACTAACCAGATGAGATTGATTGATTTGAAGACAAAGAGTAGTTGTGATTATTTCATGCGAAAGAGAAAGAAAGATGGTTTGTTATATATCGAAGATCTTGATATGTATTGGAAAGAACCTTACTCAACTGATAAACAACTTGGTTGCTACGTTGAAATGTTGAAACTAAACTATGATCTAAGACCAGATGTATGTAATACGATTTGGGCATTTGAAGGTAGATGTATTATGAACATTGATCAACCAACAGAAAGATGTGAAGCTGCATGGCAGAAAGCATGGGAAAAATTTGAATCAGAACAGGAGTTGTTCTAATGAAAATAACAATAAAGGATATAAAAAATTTACCTTATTTTTTCCCAAGTCATACAAGATATTCTTATTGGATAGATTATGATTATGTTGAAAAAAATACAAAACATAATTACTATTTTGAACCATTTTATAAAAAAAGAATTGACGCTTATAGATATAAAAATATAATTTCAGTTCCAAATTGTTTTAATCAATTTTTAAAATATAAAAGGCTACCTACTATGAAAAAAGCATATATGAAATCATTTTATTTACCTGCTGTTAGAAAAGGATGGGTAAAATTTAATCAAGCATTATATGATTATCTGGGAGAAGATTAGATGAGATATATACTTGATGTTTCAGGACATGACCTGAAACTTATTAGAGCATCTATTGTTAACTTTCAAAGATCATTAGAAATGTCAAATCATGCAGAATTTGACAATATAATTGATGATCTTGATCATGTTTTTTTAAAAATATCAAGAATGAAAAAAGAACAGCTAAAGAATAAAATTAAAAGAAAATGGTGGAAAAAATGAAATCGTTTTATAAAGAATTAGAAAAAGCAAAAAGAACCATAATTAAAAATTTATGGATTCAGAAAGGTAAGCTTGATGATGAATGGTTTCGTGACCAGATTTCAACTAAAGATTATGTTGTAAGGGATGAAGAAATCAAAAAACGTATTCGATCACTTGAAGGATGACTAATCCAAATAAAAGGAAAGGAGATAAAGCTGAGAGAGAAGCAGCAGAACTTTTAACAGAAGTTACTGGTTTTGAATGTAAAAGAAATCTTGCAGCAGGGATACCAGATGATGTTGGAGATATTTATGGGATACCAAACTGCGTGATACAGGTTGCAGATTATAAAGATAAGTCCAAAGCTTGTTTAGTAAAACCCAGGGAAGTAGAAACACAGAGACAAAATGCAGGTGTAGACTTCGTTGCCAGCATGGTTAGGTTCAGAGGAGGGCAATGGAGAATGGTCTTGACTCCAGAACAATTCAATACATTGTTACAAGCTGCCTTGCAGTAAACATGATATATGTGTAATATAATTATCAAGTAAACAATTATTCATGGCCACTAAACAGCCTTCGACATTAGTTGAAGCACTAAACGCTTTCCAGCAAAAGCATCATGCTGCTGGTTTGGATGGGAGCAATCCATTTTATAAAAGCAAATACACCACATTGGCTCAAGCCTTACTTGCTGTTCAACCAGCTACAGAGTTTGGTCTTTGTCATTCACAATTGAATGATTTTGTGATCACTCCAGAAGGAGAAGTTATCACAATTGTCATTACAAAATTAATGCACGTTTCTGGAGATGAACCTTTAGTCAGTAGGTTTCCTGTTCCTAAAATCCCCAGTAATGTAAAGAACGCACATCAGGAAGCTGGTTCTGCTCAAACCTATGCTCGTAGATATGGATTACTTTCTGTCTACGGACTAGCTAATGATGATGATGATGGTAATTCATTAACAAAGACACCACCACCAAAAGTTGGTGTAGCTGAAACTCGCACCAAACCTAATGAGAAGTTAAAACCTACATCTGTTTTAGATAAACTCCCTGATCCTATTACCAAGGAAGCAAAAGCAGTAATTCTTGAAAAGCTACAAGCACTTCATCAAAGTGAGCCACTCAAGATGAAAGACTTAGTCGAATCTTTCAGAAAAAAGTTCAGTATCAAAGATACAAAGATTACCAGACATATTACTACTGCTGAACATGGTGAGTTTTTAGCTCTTGAAATCTCTAAAATAGATGAGAGCTTATGACACCAGATGAAACTGCTAACACTGCGAGAGAACAAGTATTGAATGAACTTCTTCTCCGCAAACAGCAACGTAAAAAAGATTGGAACAAAAACATCTTTAGTGTCAGAACAAATGACACGCTTGCCGTTAAAATAAAAGATCATTGTAAACAAAACAAAGTTTCTTTTAATTTATTTTTCAACACTTTATTAACTCAGTTCTTTAATTAATCATGCCAGAATTCAATTTCAATCCAGCATTACCTAAGCCAATTTCATTTAAAATTCAAGATGGTCAGTATGGTAAGCAATTAGCTTTGTTTATTCCAACAGAATCTATTACACATTTTGTTGATCATATGCAAAACTTAGTAAATACAAAATTATCATCTGGAAAAGTTTATCTTGGAAAAGAAAAAGGGAACATAAATACAGATGGTATATATATCAACGCTAAAATTATGGATGGAGACTACGGCCTTTATGGGCAAATTAATCCACAGAAAATTAGAACAGAAGTAGATGAAATTCCCTTCTAAACCCAAAGATGAATATTTAGTTAAAGATCCTAACTTAAATATTCACTTTAAAATAATAAATGGTGTACGCTACTGGCTTACACCTCCTCCTTCAGAATATAAAAAATGACACCAGTTAGAAAATCCATAGCTAAGTTACGCAAACTTAAAGAAATAAGACGTAAAAATTTAGAAAAAAACTTTTTAGAAATACAAATGAAAGGACAAAAACAATATGTTTTTATAAAAGACAATGGAAAAGCTCAAGTTATTTATGACGAAGGTCGTTGGATTTCAGAGCATATAAAAACTGCTGTTATTAAATTTAATTATGAAGTTAATAAAATTGATAAATTATTAATTAAAGACTTTACTGATGAAGAACTTAATGAGTACGAAAAAACTTTGCAATAGGATTTGTTGGTTTTCTTTGTCTTAATTCTTTTACAACAGCATTAGCTTCAAGCTCTATTAATCTATTTAACATAGATGCCATAAAAATATCTTGATCGAATTTTTTTCTGACTAGATGTGTACAATATCGTTTTATATTATCTAAATCATTAGCTTTCATAATTTCTCTACATTCCAATTCAACTTCTAATTCCATTTCTGGAGGTGCTGGTTCTATATCAATGTTGAGAAATTTAGTAATTTTCATTGAAGATTAGTAGTAGAACCTGGATATAGTCTCGCCTCGATAAAAGCAACGGCTTGATCGTCTATTGTATTATCTGTTTCTTTGGCTATTGCTTTTAACAAATCAATAATCAACCTCTTCATTGCCTTAGATTTTATAAATACAAGAAGAATAGGTTTAAAAATTTTTACCATCGTTTTTATGTATTACTTCCCAAACATAGCTAAATTGCTAGTATTAGACAAGAGTTTGCACTTCTATGGAAGAACAAGAAGAAAAAGAAGGCAATCGTGTCGAAACGATTGTTAAAATTGCAGTTCTTGTGTGGTCTGCTGGAATGTTAACAGCGTCCTACTATGAACCTCCTAGTGGAAAAAAAATTGTAGACTTCGATCCAACTTTCATCGCATCAATTTTTTCGGGGAGTTTGGCCAGTTTTGGTTTGCAGGTTGGTAAGAAAAAGAACAATAATACTCCTAAAATAATAGATAATAGTAAAAACAATGTAGGTATCAAATGAAAAAAATGTTTGCTTTACTTTTATTTCTACCATCGGCTGCTTTTGCCGACATAAAACAAGAATTTGTAACATCTGCCCAGATTACTGTAGATATGCCTTATGTTGTTACTAATAAGGTAGGTACTACATATAGTCTTAGTGGAAATAATATTACACCATCTGTGACTGTAGGAGACACTACAACATCAGGAAAGATTGGTGGGATTAATGTTGGTTCGCTATCTGATGGCGTTCCAGCGATGATTCAGACAGATACAAGTATTACAACAGCAGGATCGGCCTTCTCAAAAACCGAGTCGGTGACAATGGGAGATGCCACCCCATCTGCTGTAACTCCTTCTAGTGGTATCGCAGCTTTACCAGTTTTAGGTGGACAGACCACTATTGGATCAGGAGGTACTGCTGGATCATTAGCACTAACTTCGTTAAGTTCTGGAGTCCATACCTGCGTTGCAGGGGGTAGTGGTACTAGCTGTATTGGATCTACTAAGGTTACTATTACGATTGACTAGACTTTGGCTGCTAGTTTTATTAGCATTACCTATAAGAACACTTGCTGTTCCAGTAGTGCCTCAATTCCGTTCTGGCTCTTCTCAAACTTCAAGCACATCAGAACAAGTAGTAAATGAAGTCATCACAAGCCACCAATACCGTACAGGTTACACATATTCAGCGTCAGGACATAATATCAAATCTGAAACAGGATATATCAACCCTACTCCTACGACTACGGATCAACAAACAGTTGGGGGAGTAAATTTTAGTTGGACTTCGCCAAACTTAGAAGCTATACCTCGGTTTTCAATATTAAACGATGGAGCAGCTTTCTCAATCCAAGAAACTCTAATCACACCAGGGTTGGATACAGTAACCACAATAACAAGACAAATAAATACAAGCACCACAACAGAAACTACAACTACATTTGGGCAATAGGTTTACTAATTTGCCCTACTAGAATCCTTGCAAACACTACCGTCGCTTCACCCCAAAGCCAAGCAAGTGGGGTAGTTAATAACAATGCCACCATGATAACTCCTTCAACCATGCCATCTTACAGAATGAGTCAGGGTATAGTTTGTGCTTCTCCTAGTCTTACAATCACTCCATATTTAACTGATAGTTGGTCATTTAACAGGCCAATAGAATATGTCACTAGGCAGAATATATATGACGAAGATACTGGAGAGGTAAAATATATTCAAGAGACTCCTAGATTTGAAAAGGATAATTATAATCTCAATTATGGAATCAGTATGCAGTTTAATATTCCATTAGGCAAGTCCCCTGCTCTTTGCCATAAAGCAACTGAAGTAAATATAAAAAATCAAGAATTGCTATATAAAAAATTAGCAATGGAGGTTAGTTTGTATCGTCTTCAGATTTGCTCAGAGCAAGCAAAACTTGGAGCTACGTTCAAACCTAATACTCCCAGTGCTGTTACCTGTGACGATATCGTTGTTAATATACCACCAAACCAAGTTATTCCACATACTCATAAGTTAAAGTAGACAACCCACGGGTTTAAGTTGTCTACCGAAATAATTATAAAGTAGATAAGCCCCTTCCAAGTAACCTATCTACTTCAGGCTAAATCTCACAGCCAAATTCATTATATCAAATATTTTCATTCTGTAACATAAATAATATAAATTTGACATATAAATAATATATGTTTAATATAAGAAAGTCCGTTAAGGATTTACACTTTCACTCCGTTAAGGAAACTTTTATTATGGCACTTAATAGCTATCAAGTCACAGTTCATGGAACTGCTGGACTTCTCTGTTCAAACGTACAAAACTCTGATCCATTAGGTGAAGGAGCAAAACAAAAAGCATTCTTCTCTAGTAAGAAAAAGAAAAACGATGAAGATCATCTTTGCCTTCGTGCATTAGATTGGGTTTTTTCTGGATATTGGAAAAAAGAAGGTAAGGTTAAAGTTAACGAAACTAAAAACTCTATCGAATTTGATGGATTCTCTGATCCATATATGCCAGGTGCTAACTTCTTGCGTTGTCTTAGAAACGCTGCTACTAAATGGAAGTTAGGTAAAGACGTTCTTCGTTCTGTTGTTGTTACCAATGATCCATTAATCGAATATGAAGGATCAAAAGATGCTTTGGAAATGTACACAAAAGACCAAAGTTACTTCTCTAATACAGCATTTACATCAAGAGGTGTTTGGGTTCAAAGATTACTATTTCCAGATTGGAAATGTACTTTTGAACTAATCGTTGACGATGAGATATTAAGTGTATCTCAGCTAAATAGAATTATTACTATGGCTGGAAAAGCTGAAGGATTAGGTACATGGCGACCTAGATTTGGTAGATTTTCTGCATCTGAGCTAGTGGAGATGGCTGACTA